AAAAACTATCAAAAAAAGTAACTCATGTAAATTACATGGTTTAGGGTTTTGATATGAGAAAAAGGCATAGTCTTGGATAAATTTCTTTAATTACAATCGGATGGGATTGAGCTTGCGCGTGGGGATGGGTTACATTTTCAGATTATTCAGCGAACTAGCATAGTGTTACAGGCACAAAAAACCCGGCGCGGGGTCCGGGTTAATTAATTAACTAATTTTCTTTATCATGTAATTGCGACGCGATGAATTTATTCTCTCGTTGTGAACTTCTGAAACACTTGCGGTTAAGGTAATGCGCTCCCCAACTTTGTATCTATTTTGAATATCTCTTAACATATCAATTGGATATGATGCTTTAATCTTACCATGGTCGCTTGCAATTTCTAATTTTCCATACATAGATAACACAGCTAACTCCCCGCTAATGATCTCATCAGGAAGCTTGGACATTTTGGTCATTGCAAGTCTTCTGGTAAGCAGGTGGATATCATTCGAATTTATTGATACTTGCTTTGTGCCATCACTGAAGGGCCCAACCCATGTCAAATCAAAGTTCAGGCTGTTTCTTTCACACTCATCAACGATATTTTTGAGATTAATTGTTGATTGGGAACCAATTTCAGCTATTTTCATCATGAAAGTTTCTTCATCAGGCGCTTCAAGTAATGAAAAAATCTCCTTCACAGCTTGACTTGAGACTGTCTCCACAAGTTCACAGGAGCCAGTAGAAAAAGTCACACCCAGCCTTGTTGAGCCTGGTGCCAGATCTGCAAGTCTCAAATTAAGAGCATTTTTTACATCCAATGGTACCCGCTTAGAATCTTTTCCTGAGCCAATTCGATGAACGGCCTTTTGTACAAAAGCAGCCAGATTTCCTGAAATAATTGATAAAATCTCAAGAGGAATGGAGCCAAAATCTACCAAAACTCCTTTCAGGCGAAGCTCCATAAAATCTTGCAAAGGATGTTTGTTTTCAATCGCTAATTGCTCAGAGCGGAGATCACTCAGGTGTGAATCCATCGATCTATACAAAATGTCGTCAGCAAATGATCTGTCTTTATTTTGAGCGAGTGAAGCCACGTCACGCGTTATAAAGGCGATTCGGTCATTCAAAGATTTGAAAGTTTTCTCATCGTTCATAACATGACCCTCACANGACCCTTCGGATTCTCCTTTCTATCGAACCCAAACCATCCCCTCCAATAACTTCGTCTCTCACTGTAATCGACCTCGGGATGATTTTCAGCCAGAAGTAAGACATCGATTTCAAAATTTAATTTTACATATTGTCTATTTAACAGAGAACTAACTATTGGCATTAAGGTAGCTGGCAAAGCGTTTAATGCTAAAAAATCTAAAACTATGAGAATGTCTATATCATCTGGTTCAGGTTTTTCAGTTGTAAATGAACCATCTATCCATATTTCACTGAAGCAACGGCACTGCTTATTAATGCTTCTGAATTGGTCTATAAGCTGTATGTAATTACAGTGTAGCATACCCCTTCTCACGGAGTCAGGAAAAGCATCCACGCATATTGACCTGATTGTGTCATCGTCTAAGTCGTGGAATCCGGGAGGAAGCAGGGGAGGGAAGCAGGGCTTATCCATCCTATATCCTTATTATTATGCTAAAAAACTACCGCTGTTTTGTTAATTTATGTTAGATCTCTGCGGCCTCACACCCCACCTAGGGCGGGGTTAGAGCAGCCTCATCTTCGTCTCTATGGCGATACCGATAATATGGCAGTTACCGTTTATCTCTATCATCGGCCAAGAAGGATTAAGCCCCTTTAGGTATTTTCTGCTGCCATCAATAATCAATTTCTTGAAAGTCGCTTCGTTGGTATCTGAAAGCTTTGCAACAACCAGGCTGCCGTTATGCGCCTCTCTTCCTGTATCAAAAAGCACAAAGGTACCCTCTGGTATGCTTAGGCCCATCGGTGACGTCATAGAGTCGCCTTCGACTTCAAGCCAGAACGCTTCACCGTGAATGCTGGCGTCCGACTCAAGCCACTGATCGATATCCTTTGTGGTGTAAGCCTCTATTGCTTCTGACCATGATCCTGCTTGTACTTTGCTTAGGACGGGGTATCTAGCTGCTGGGTAATACCCCTTTACATATGCAACGTTTGATTCTAAATCGGCTTTGTCATTGTTGTGTAGAGAATCCATCCAGCCGCTAGGTAAATTAAGTGATAGCTCGATTTTTCGAGCCATTTTATCACCCACATTTCTTACGCTGTTATCACCAAGCATTTGGCTTAGTTGAGGCGCACTTATCCCGCAGGCGTCAGCAAACCCTGCTTTCGTTGAGCCTGAATCTTTAAGGTAAGCATCAAGTAGCTCTTGCAGGTTATTCCTGCGTATCTCTTTATTTTCCATTTGATGATTCTCACACCATTTAGCATTTCGATAAATATGCAATTTGCTAAATACTCATTGCGAAATATTTAGCATAACGCTAAACTTAATCCTGTAGACATCAACAGGAGAAATATATGGGTAACGAATTACTCCGCTGGCGAAAAGAGGCAACTACAGACCAGTGGTTTCGCCTTGCATCGCTAGCCAAAACAACCGTGGGCTACCTAGATCAAATTGCATACGGTTTCCGGAGAGCATCTCCTGGCAAGGCTCGTGCTATTGAGGAAGCCACGAAGAGTTTTAATGGACTAAAACCAGTGAACAAAGAGCAATTGGTTTTCGCGCCACAGCGAGCATCAGCCGCATAAGAAACACCCTAGCAACACCAGCAGTAACCGAACGGCCCGGTATAAGGTCGGCTCCGAGGCTCCACCATTGGTGGTTTACACAAAGAAAGTCGGGTGAGGGCACTAGGGTGCCTGCTTTTTTACAAAGTAATAAACCAATTAATCAAACATAACTTAACAACACAGGAAGAATAACAGATGGAATTTGCAAGAGAACGCAAAAGCGCTAAGCGCATCGAGAGTCAATTACTGGGCAAGTTAGCCGTAGTAGGGCAAACAAAGCTGGCTAAGTTTATTGGCATGGATGAAGCGGCAGTAACGCGCATGAAACACGCTATCGGCAAGCAGAAGCACAGCTTCTTTGAGTTAATGAGTATGACTCTGGCAATGCTTGAAGTTGAAGCGCCTGAATCTGACATCGCTAAAACACTATTGCGAATAGAGCAGATGCTTACAAAGAAAAAATCCCCTGCGCTAACAGAGGATTCTCAAAACCAAATCACAATGAATTTTTAATACTGGATCAATTCACAGGAGTAATTATGAAGCAAAGACCTATTTTATTCAACGCTGAAATGGTTAACGCCATTTTAGAAGGGCGCAAGACACAGACTCGACGGGTTATGAATAATCAGCCTTGCTCTCTTCTCGGGGAAACCATTTCTGTACAGAGCGACGGTGTCAATTTTCGTTGGCATGGTGATTTAAATGATGATACGAGCGGATGGTTTTCTTGCCCGCAAGGTCAGGTTGGCGATCAGCTCTGGGTGCGTGAGACGTTTGCAATCCTAGGCAACGAAGATGGGTGTGCAATCGACTGGAAAGAAAATCTGGTTAAGTGCGGCGGCCCAGACGCTGCACGAATTTATCGCGCAAGTTGCCAACAAAGGCCGGGTAACTATGGCCTATGGTCAATTCCTGATGATGCATTCTGGAAGCCGCATACTGACAACATGCAATACGAAGGCGCTTGGGTTCCATCAATCCACATGCCTCGCTGGGCATCCCGCATCACATTAGAAATAACCGACGTTCGCATTGAGCGACTTAATGATATTAGCGACCCGGATGCTTCGGCGGAGGGTTGCAAAATTTCCTCACTTCGGTCTGGCGATAGCTTGTCAGATGTATTTGCTCGGCTCTGGAAGTCAATTTACGGCGACGAAAGCTGGCAATCAAACCCTTGGGTGTGGGTAATCGAATTTAAGCGCGTGGAGGTCTAATGAACACGCAAAAAAACAACAGGAAGCCGCGGTACTCAAATCAACGGGCATCTACTCCTGACGCTTTAGTTTTGACATGCACTGATAACCCGGAGTTCGGGAAAAAGTTCATTGAGACATTCAGGTCGCTAAAGCCGAAGGAGAAGCCTGATGAGTAATGTCGTAGCGCTTCGTAAACCAGTCACAGAGAAGCCGGAGGCGACCGGTAAGGGGTTTGCCTTGCTGCACAGAAAAATAACGGAGCTGCCATTCTACGGAAAGGATTCTGAAGCTGTTCACTTGTGGGTTCACTTCATACTAACTGCTAATCATGCACCGGCTGTTATTAATACTGAATTCGGTGAGGTTCTTGTTCGACGCGGCGAGTTTCTAACAGGTCGCAACAAGCTGGAGTTAGCCACTGGCATTGATAGTAATCGCATCAAATACCTGATCGGGAAGTTTGAAAAACTTGGCATGGTAAGCAAGAAAACCACAAAGAAATTCTCTCTGATTTACGTCACAAAATACGACGAATATCAGCCGAATTTTGTGCCAACAGATTACCAACAAAGTGCCAACACAAACCCAGACACACCAACGCTTACAGCGGAGGTTGTGCCAACAGATTACCAACAAAGTGCCACAAACAATGAATTAAATAATAACTCTATTACTAACGTAATAGAGAGTGTCTCATCAGCGGAAAAGGCTGAGAAGAAAAACCCCACCCACTCATGCGAAGACGTAATTGCCGCTTACCATCGAATACTGCCTGAATGCCCTAGTGTTAGAGCACTGAGCGACAAGCGAAGGAATCAGATAAGAACCTTCTGGGCGAAAGCAGGGAAGATAACTCGTCAGCTTGATGGTGCGCCATTCAGCATGGCGGCATGGGAGGCGTACTTAGAATACATAGCGCTTAACTGCCGCTGGATGTTGGGTGCCAGACCAGATAGCAAGACTGGCAAGACATGGCGTTGCAAGAATATTGATTATCTTCTTAGCGACGAGGTTTATCTGAAAGTTAGGGAGGGTAATAGCGATGACAATTGATTTTAAGATAGCACCACACAGCATTGAAGCTGAGCAAAGTGTCATCGGCGGCCTGATGCTTGATGACGGCAGTGACCGTTGCCAGAAAGTCTTTTCAAGCCTTAAGCCTGAGTCGTTCTACAGTCGTCCGCATCGAATTATCTACGAAGAATTACGCAGCCTAAGCCTTCAGCAAAAACCCATCGACTTGCTCACCGTCAATGACAGCCTTGAAAGTAAAGGGCTGCTTGAATCCATCGGCGGGTTTGCTTACCTAGCTGAGCTTTCAAAAAACACTCCTAGCGCGGCTAACATCGTGAACTATGCGGAAATTGTTCGTGACCGGGCAATGAAGCGATATGGTATCGAGAAGGCCAATAAAATCACCGAGCTGTTTTACGCCAACGACGGCATGACAGCTGAGGAAAAGTTCGAGGCGGCACAATCGCTGATCACTCAAATCACCGACCACGCGAAAACCGGCAGCCGCCGAGGGTTACGAACCTTTGAAGATGTTTTCACTGATTGGGTTGGAGTGGTTGAGAAGCGGTTTGAAGGCGACCAAAGCGCAATAGGATTAACAAGCGGAATACCATCACTGGACGCAATGCTTGAGCCAAAGCGTATTGTTAAGGGATCGCTCTTCGTCGTCGGTGCTCGTCCGAAAATGGGTAAAACCACTCTGTATCTCAACATGGCTATCAACTGCGCGATGAATGAGAACCTACCGGCTTTAGCGTTCAGTCTCGAGATGCCAGACCTTCAGTTAGCGGAACGAATGATCACCCAAGCATCCGGTGTATCTAGTAAGAATTTCTACCTCGATGGTTACGATGATAACCGGTTCGCGCTGGCATCAGCGAAAGGACTAGAGCTGGCGACAAATGGAAACCTCTACATTGACGACACGCCGGGGCTGTCACTGTCCCACATCGTTTCTGAGTGCCGGCGCATTAAGCGTGAGCGTGGTGTCGTTGGGATGATTCTCGTTGACTATCTGACGCTGATGAAAGCCGAGAAAGCAGATCGTAACGATTTGGCTTACGGGATGATCACAAAGGGCCTGAAGAATCTAGCTAAAGAGCTTGATTGCGTTGTAGTCCTACTGACGCAGCTAAACCGCGACTTAGAGAAGCGCACCAACAAGCGACCTTTGCCTAGCGACTCCCGCGACACAGGTCAGATTGAGCAAGATTGTGATTATTGGCTGGGTATTTATCGCGAAGGGGCATACGACGAGAACGCCAATCAGCAGGACACAGAGTTGCTGCTAAGACTGAACCGCCACGGTGAAAACGGTGTTGTGTTCGTTGAACAGCGTCACGGCGCAATCTACGACTGCGACCAGGCTCAAGCCCGCGCCAAAGCTGTGGAATCTGAGCGCCGGTCATCGAAACAGAAGGGGGGATTCTAATGCTCGGTGAATGGATTAAACAGCAGATACGCGAACAGGAGCGCCGCGAGTCTGATGCTCGATTTGATTATCTGCGCAAGTTGCCCGCTAATACATTTGCTGCGATTTACGCAGAGTGGTACTCAGAAGATTGGAGCGCCGGTTGCTACTTCAATGGCGTTTTCTATGAAGACTGGGCCATTTACTACGTATCACTAGAGCGAGATGAGGGCTACGAGCAATTGATATGACAGCTTACATATTCGAACTAACAGCAGGGCTGATAACTATCGTTGCAGCCCTTTTTTATTGCCGAAATTTGAGGATTGAAAAGTGAAAGTTTATATCGCCGGACCTATGAGCGGATTGCCTGATTTTAATCGCCGCGCGTTCAATGTTGCTCGTACATATTTAAAACTAAACGGTCATTCCGTCCTGAGTCCTGAAATTCTGCCAGACGGATTTGAACAGCGTGAATACATGGATATCTGCATAGCAATGGTTCGCTGCGTAGATTGCGTTTATATGCTCAAGGGTTGGGAAAAATCTGCGGGAGCACGAGCAGAACACGCACTGGCTGAAAAGCTAAATCTTAGAATCGAGTATCAGGAGAAATCACATGCACATTGCAAAAGCAATTAATAAGTTTTACGAGCGATACCCATTGAGTGAGTTCAAGAGTGATACGGAGCGGTCGGAGGCTCTTGGCTACTTTATGGCAGGTTGCGAGTTAATCAGTAACAACTACGAATTTATCGAATATGAGCCTGTTGAGGAGGAATGATGGACAAAACTAAACAGCGTGAAGAGTTTGAAGGGCCTAGTGTTGAAGAGGTGGTGGAGGTTAACGAGTGGTGGATGAAGCCGGAGAACTCTGAGCTACGGAAAAGTTGTGCTTTGGGCTGGGGTGTATACATCTGGCAGGCAGCACAAAAGGCAGCGTTAGCGAGCATCGAGATTGAGCGCCCCGGAACAACGTGCGTCGGCTGGGTTAAAGAAGCTATTCATGAGCACGATGACAAATGGATTGAAACCATCAAAGCCGCAGGGCTGAGGGTGAAATCATGAAAGACTATCAACTGGAACAACTAAAACGCCGAGCTGCAACAACCGAGGCTATCGCGGCGGCGCACGTAGATTCCGGGAAGCACGGGTATGGTTGGATTCGTGTAGATACTAGCGGGAACCTAGAGCGTGTTGACCCGCGTAAAATCAAAATCAGCTATAAGGTGAAATCATGATCGACGATTTAGAGCAGTTAGACGAGAAGTGGCTAAAAACAGTGTTGGAGGAGGCTGAGAAAATAGCATGGCCCACTTTCATTGAGCTGTCGGGCGGGAAAGCTGCGGCACTAGCAAGAATCGCGCTGGCTGCTAAGCGGGCTAAGGCTGTGGCGTGCAGTTTCGGGGATAACAATGGCGACGGTACTTACAGCCTAAAATATGAGACTGTAATTTAAATTGTGTAATTGCCTGTTTTTGATATGTTCACTCCAACAACGGAGACAGGCAAAT